GACGGTTAAGTTAGTTGTGTTTGATTTAGATGGGGTGGTAAGAGATGCAACTATAAAATACATCTTGCCAAACTCTATTCCATATGTTATACTTAGGTATAATCAAGAGAAAGATTCGTTATGAAAAGATATTACAAATCAGAAGAAATCAACACCAAGAACCATTTCCTCGTAAACACCATATGGCCAGTTGCGGGTAGTAAGAAGGGTGATGAATATAAGATAACAATGCACGATAAGGGCTTTACATGTGAGTGCAAAGGGTTCATGTACAATAGTAAATGTAGACATACAAAACAAGTAGTAAAGAGTATAACAAATGAGTAAACAAAAACACCATATCATACCAAGATATATTTGTAAGGAGTTAGGCATAGACCCTGACTTTGATGAGAACATCGTAGAGGTGGACAGATTGGATCACGCCCTCATTCATTGGGGATATAAGTGTGATGACCTAGAACCATTGTTTGAGTATATCACACCAGCACAATGGATAATAGACCTTATTCCAAGGGGAGACAATAGGGATATATGGGCTGCACAGATACTTGCAGAAGGTGAGATAGATGGTATAGACATGTCTGGTGAGAATCATCCAATGTGGAAGGGTGGTATTTCATATGATATGAAGGCATACTATGCATCACCAGAGTATAAGGCATATGATAAGAAACGTCGATCAACACCAGAACATAAAGCACATCAGAAGGCATATATGAAGGCATATCAACCCACACCAGAGTATAAAGCATATCAGAAGGCATATATGAAGGCATATCGTCAAACACCAGAACATAAAGAATATATGAAGGCATATAATAAGAAACGTCGATCAACACCAGAGTATAAAGAATCTGTGAATAAACGTCAATCAACACCAGAACATAAGGCATATAAGAGGGCATGGTATGCTAAGAAGAAGGCCGAGGCACAGAGTTAAGGTTACGCTAGAACCATTTATGGGGTTTTGCGGATAAGTCTTCCACAGAATCCCATAAATACCCATATTTCCCCAAATCAATTAAAGCTTTAAATAAACATATCAGAGATGTAGACTAAATCCACAGACTCTCAGTTTAATTACCACACTCACCCCATATATAACAGAGAATAATTCAATAAAACGCCGGAAAGCGCTTGCCAAACCCTTGCCAGTATGTTATTATCTGCTTGTAGGATGGTTATAAGGAATAAAGATATGTATATGGAACATCATGAATACAAAGAGATGTATATGGAGAATTGTATGGAGAGTGGTGAGAAGCCCTCAGTTAGTGGACTAAAGAAGTTCATTGAGTGGCGTAAGAGTGTAGAGAAATTCTTTGATGAGAATTATTCAGAATAAGCTACGATTGTTGTTGCCATTCTCTATAGTGTGTGGTACTATAAAGATAATGAAGAGAGACTTCTGGAGATGGATTCGCCATCTAGGGCATATGCCACTGTTAGTCTCTCATGAGGAATTAATAATGAGTAAAGTAAGTTTAGTTGCAGACGGTTGGAAGAACAAAGACACAAGAGTGGTGCTTTGGGCTATAGGTGGTGAAGGTGGTTATGCCTATGAGTTAGAGGAAGGATGCCGTACCTCTTTGATGAACTGCTCTTATGAGTATGCCATAGAGAAGGTTAAACGCCTATGCTCTGAGACTAACGCTGTGTGTGTATACTAATGAGTAAGTATAAACTAAACTACAAGTATTGGTTAGGGTATGCAGTAGGAACATTTGAGAGTTATGCACTTAGTGTGCGGTGCTTCTTCTTAGATAAGTAGTATCAGGAGAACAGCCCCCACTGGGCTAAAAGTAAATCATCGCATAAAAGTGATGGGGGGCTGGCTAATCTATAAATGCAATAGGTTCCCTAATGAATATTTCGAGCAACCACAGAATTTAATCAGAGAAAAGGAAACACCAACCCATGAATGATCACACCAACTCCGTAGATATTATGGCACTAACAGTATTTAAACGTGAGCTGATTGATATCGATGTATTGAAAGTAACCGTAGACCCTATAATTCGTAACTATCTGAAGGATAGGATAGAGCAAATGGAAAGCCCCCACCCCCAAACCTGAGCGATAGTCGTTTACTTAACTGGGAAAAAAATATACCCGATATATTTCAGTAAGGGGGTTGCCTTCCCAGTAATACTATGTTACAATATACAGGAAAAATTAAACAGGAGAATTGAATTGAATGATTTCTTAAAGACAGTTGCGGCCATGAATGAATATGGTGGATTGGTAGATGATGGTGTAGAGGCGGGTGATGTATCTTCCTTTATTGACACAGGTTCGTATGTGTTTAACGGTCTTCTATCTGGAAGTATATATGGAGGCCTTGCATCTAACAAGATTACAGTTCTAGCAGGGGAGAGTGCAACAGGTAAGACATATTTCCTTATGGGTATTGTAAAATCCTTTCTAGACAAAGACCCAAATGCTGGTGTCATATACTTTGAAAGTGAAAGTGCGATTACTCGACAAATGGTTGTTGATCGTGGTATTGACCCGAAGAGAATGGTGATGATGCCTGTCACAACCGTACAGGAGTTTCGTACACAGGCAATTCGAGTCCTTGACCAGTATCTTGCACAGGATGCGTCAGACAGGCAACCGATGATGCTCTGCCTTGATAGCCTTGGTATGTTGAGTACAACGAAAGAGGTTGAGGATACAGAGGCCGGTAAAGAAACACGGGATATGACACGAGCTCAGTTACTCAAGGCGGCGTTTAGAGTTCTAACACTAAAGCTCGGCCGGGCGAAAGTTCCGATGGTAGTCACGAATCACACATATGATGTGGTTGGTTCTATGTTTCCACAAAAGGAAATGGGCGGGGGAAGTGGATTGAAGTATGCTTCTAGTGCTATCGTGTATCTGAGTAAGAAGAAAGAGAAGGAAGGTACAGAGGTAATAGGTAATATCATTCATTGTAAGAACCACAAGAGTAGGTTGACCAAAGAGAATAAAATGGTTGATGTGCGTTTGACTTATGATAAGGGACTTGACCGTTACTATGGACTGTTAGACCTAGCGTTGAAGTATAATATCTTTAAGAGTGTTTCGACACGAGTTGAGCTTCCTGATGGAACCAAGACGTTTGGTAAGACGATTAATAATAACCCAGAGAAGTTTTTCACTGAGGACATTATGCACCAATTGGATATTGCAGCTGAAACTGAATTTAAATACGGAGTAAAAGACTATGATCAAAGCACAGAAGAAGAAACCGTTATTGAAAAGAGTGACGATTGAGTACTATGAGGATATTACTGGCGGAACTGTCAACACACCAGAGACAACTAGAAATATCCGTGTTGTAACCACAACAGAACGTTGGTGTGGCTCTGCTAAGGGTGATCCTATTACAGCTTCATCATTCGAGATTCTTTAAAAATGAAAACAATATTAAATCGTTTGAAACATTGGTACAAAATTAAGATGATGGGTTCACCTGTTCCTAATTATTTATCAGGTAAACAGACATTGAAAGTAAAAAAATAAATGAAAACAATAATATGTGATATCGACGGAACTCTATTAAACTACTTACATGATAAACCATTGAGTGAACGTGGTGATCATGATCATGTAGCATTGCCTGGCGCAGCAGAGAAGATGCGCCAGTGGGAAGTGCAGGGTTGCCGTATCATAATCATAACTGGCCGCAGAGAGAGTGATCGTGCAAGAACAGTTATGGAGTTGGAACAGGCTCGTATTCCCTATGATATGTTACTGATGGGATTTGCTGATACTGGTAGAGTTCTCATTAATGATGTTGGTGCGAAGGGTAATTGTAAGGCTCATGCTGTATCATTACCTAGAGATCAGGGGTTTGATGAGTATGATTGGGATCAAGTAGGACTATGAAACATAAAGATTGGCATACGCCAGGGTACGGCACAGAGAAGGTCGGGCCCTTTCTTGGTTCTCTCGTAGAATTGTCACGCCCACAGAAGATACTTGAGATTGGATTTGGTTATACCACACCATTTCTACTTGAAGGTTTAAGAAATTGTGTGGAAGGATTGGTATGGGATAGTAATTGTGATAACGATTACTTAGAAAAACCATATGAACCTAAGTTTGTTGTTATTGATGACCAGAGTCTAGAAGAAAAATCAGAGCGAAAAGATTTTCGGAGAGACTCTCTGGTTAACGATGATTTGGTTGACTTCATTGAGGGAGACTTTAAGAGTGACGCCATAAAGGATAGAGTTAAGTCGGATTACCCTAATGGGTTTGATCTAGTATGGTTTGATTGTGGTGGGCCAAATGAATATCAATGGTTTATGGACAACTGGTGGGATGATATGGTTAATGAGTATGCCTTGTTTCATTTCACCTACTTTAGAGGAGAGTTAAATAACAACGGTAAAATAATAGATAAGATTATGGGACAATACGATAGTGATAAAATGAAATGGTCAAAATTGTCTCGTATGGATATCGTTGAACCTCATAAGTTCAAGCAAGGTAGTGTAACAATGTTAAAAAAGGATAAAAAATAATGATTGGCAATAATGTGAAGTGGATGGATGAATACGGGGATATTAATTCTGGTGAAGTCCTTAATATTTCATCTGATAAGTTTGATGATGTTAAGTATGAGGATGAATATATGTATTGGTCTAAGAAAACTAAGTCGTATCGCCCAGTAAAGGACAAGGATATGGATTCCATGTTTTTTGAAATCAAAGGCGAAGTGTATAACAATTTTATTACAATAAATGAGGTGATGGTATGAAAGTAAAAACTTTAACTGCTGAACAACAAGTCGAGGTTGGTGAGGTTCTTACTGGTGAGAAGTATCCTCTAGCAAATGTTCCTTTAAAGGAACGGCAGCTTCATGTAAGAACTTTGCAAAGTCTAACTAGCGAGGTTTATAATATTTCACTTAAAGGTGGCCGTACTAAATCTGTTCGTAATAGAATTGCAAGACTTGAAAGGGTAATTAAATTTAAGACTGAGTTATTTGAGGAGGCTATGAAACAAAATGAGCGCACTAGCAGGACTAGCGAAAACACTTAAACGTTCTACTATGTTCGATAGGGCTGCCCTATCAAGAAACTTTAATGAGAAGTTTCCTATCATCACTCTTGACTTGAACCATCTCTCAAGTAATCTTTTGCATGATGATCATGAAATGATTAATGAATTGTTGTTGTACGATCCTCTTATGACGATCAATGATAATCTTGAACTTCAGATTCGAGAGTGTGGTGATAGACAGCAAAAGAGAACAAACGTTAAAGCATATATGACCGATTGGTTCATGCAAGACAAGTCCACAGGGTTTAGATGGGTTTGTGATCGTGCAATTGAATTAGCAACAAAGAATAATCCACACCAAGTGGATATGATGTCTTATGATTGTTGGGGAGCAATCTACCGTGAGGGAGATCGTACCATCATGCACAACCACTGGCCGCATCTTTGGAGTTTCGTTTACTATGTCAATTGTCCAGCTGGGTCAGCACCACTAGTGTTTGATAAAGAAGTATCTAAGTATTCCGTAGAACCTAAGACGGGTCTTATGGTTATGTTTCCTGGCTGGGTTAACCATTCTGTTCCTAAACATGAAGGTAAAGAACGAATTATGGTTGCGGGAAATCTATCATTTAATCCTGCTAAAAGAATTTAAAGTATAAATATACCTTATATGATAAAATATAGAGTTATGCAAACTGACGTAGGATGCTTATGTAAGAATCTTTCTTATGATGAAGCCTATGAGGTTTTACAACAATTTATCGATTCGGGTGAAGAGAACTGCATCATAGAAGAATATGAGTGGATCGATCCTAAGCATTATCAACGACTTGGGCGTGATCCAGACTTACACTAATATAAGATACTAAATACTCTCATATAAGGAGTATTTATGGAAAACAGCGGCATAAATAACTACATGGGCCGAGATGGTTTTATCTGGTTCATTGGTGTAGTTGAAGATAGAAACGATCCACTAGAGTTAGGTAGAGTTAGAGTTCGGTGTTTGGGATACCATACCGATGATCTTTCTGCTATTCCCACAAGTTCTTTACCTTGGGCCCACGTTATGCACCCCACTACTGACCCATCTATGCATGGTATGGGAACAACTCCATCATTTTTAGTAGAAGGCGGATATGTATGTGGATTCTTCCGTGATGTAGGTGAACATCAACAACCTGTAGTTATAGGAACACTTCCTGGCATACCTGAGAGCTCTGGTGGTAAAGAATCTACTTACTCTAAAGGGTTTAATGACCCTAGACATAAAAATTCAAATCAAACTAACGTTAATGGTGGAAAAGATTATGCCATGCCATATGACGATGAAACTTTTAATCCTACCGATAGGTTAAAGGATATTGGTGGTGAGATTGAAGGTGAAGTAAAGAAGGAAGTCCGGCCCGACTATGGGAAAGAATCTTATGGTCCATATCCACTAGGTGGATTTGTTAACGGTAAGGATGATAAGGACGGAGTATTCTCTAGAGCCTCTGGTCATAGTTTTGGTGAATCTGATACCAATCGCCTTGCAAGGGGAAGTGGTCATGGAGTATTATCCGCAAAGGATAATGCATATACTTCATATGTTATGATCCCCCACTCTGATCAAGTGGCTAGAGAAGATGATCCACGTTATAGTGATAAGACAGCAAGAAATTCTGGCATTGATATCTATGGAAACAAAGTAAAAAAAGATGATGCATTTCTTGATAATGCGGGTAAGTATTCTACGATGGCTGGTAAGTCAACTGGCCCCAACTCTGCAAGTCGCCCTAGTTTCATCAACGAAAATGGTGATATACAAGATCAAGCATCTCACCCTATTCCTGCTGCTGGTGCGCCTCAAACCGTTGACTCTAGTTCCACCCAAGATAAAATTAATCCACTAATGAATAAGGATGATCCCACCCTTACAAATGAGAAGTGGAATGAACCTCGTACATCTGACGTTAATAAAAACGGCCGTCCACGATACGGAGCGAAGTATCCATACAACCATGTCTTTGAGTCAGAAAGCGGACATATTAAGGAATACGATGACACGCCTGGCTCAGAACGTATCCATGAGTATCACACGGCGGGAACCTTTTATGAGGTTGACGCTGATGGAACCAAACACACTAGGGTAGTTGGAAATAACTATGAGATTATTGCGGGAACCAACTTTGTAAATATCAAGGGTGATGTAAATCTGACTATCGAGTCTAATTGTAAGACCTACATCAAGGGTGATTGGAACATACAGGTTGACGGCAACAAGTATGAAACAATTGGTGGTAATGCTCATGAAACAATTGGTGGTAATCATGTATCACTTATTAAAGGAGAACGAGAGCAAACAGTGGAGACAAATGTTATTGAGACATATGGCACAACCAAAGACAAACACTTCCATACAAGGCTTGTTACAGGTAGCACTAATGATACAGTATTGCGTAATGTGACAGAGACTTATGGAACTGATACAACACATTCCCGATCAACAACCATAACTGGAATAGATACTAAGTCTACAGGACTATCCACTAACCTAACAACTGGTACTTCTTGGAATTATACGGTAGGAACCGCTTGGGATGGTACTACAGGAACAACATGGGATCATGAATCTACAGGTATTGTAACCATCGAAGGTGATAAAATTGAGTTGAACCCATAGGAGTATAAACTATGCCGGGTATATGTAGAGATACAACCGATACCGCTGGAGCTGCATTGATCAAGACGCAGACTAAGGTATTTGCAAATGGAGATGAGGTTATTGTGCATGGTGACACTGTTACTGCTCACCTATCAGGATTACATGCAGCTCCACCAACTATGATTGCTGGCTCCAAAAATGTTTTTATTGGCGGCATTGCAGTTTGTAATGCTGGTGATCTTGCAACTTGTGGACATGCGGCAAGCGGTTCATCAAATGTTATTGTAGGTGATTAATTAATAACCTATCTAATTCTTTATAAATAATAAAAACCACCTTGGAGTAGTAATGGCCACAGTAGAAAAAACACAGAGTTTTAAAAATTTAACTGCTCTAAGGGATGCTGAAGGAATTAATAATTCTAGCTCAAATGTCCGGCAGTATAGAGACTTGGATATGTTTTTTACTAAGAGGTCGAGAGACAGAGATGTTAATGTTCTAACCAACATAACTGCTGTGAAACGATCTGTGCGAAATTTGATACTCACAAATTTTTATGAAAAACCTTTTCATCCAGAAATAGGATGCGGTGTTAGGGGATTATTGTTTGAAAATGCAAGCCCATTAACTTCTATTGCATTATCACAAGCGTGTGAGGATGTTATTGCAAACTATGAGCCAAGGGCAAAAACTATTAGTGTTGATATTATACCAAAATTAGATAGTAATTCCTATGATTTGACCATTAATTTCACTATTGTGAATGCTCCGTCAGAATTAGTATCCTTAAACATACTACTGGAGGTATTGCGATAATGGCAAATAATCAAAAATTAGAGATATCGGGTCTTGATTTTGATACAGTCAAAACCAATCTCAAAACTTTTATGAAAAATCAAGACCAGTTTATTGATTACGATTTTGAAGGTTCTGGTATCAGCGCACTATTAGATGTGTTAGCATATAACACTCACTACCTTGGATTTCACGCAAACATGCTTGCGAATGAAATGTTCATTGATAGTGCGGCGTTGCGTTCTAGTGTTGTATCTCATGCTAAAACTTTAGGGTACGAGACAAGTTCAGTTAGAGCTCCAATAGCAAAAATTAATGTACAACTAAACGATATCACTTTAGGTACAGCAACAATGAATGCTGGCCAAGTATTCAATACAACTATTGATAATGTTACATATCAATTTGTGACCACATCCTCTTATACTTCATCTCAACTTGGTAACGGAATATTCTTTAACAATATCCCAATCTATGAGGGAACATATGTTACAACTAGATATACGGTTGACAGTACAAACGTCAATCAGAGATATTTGTTGAATAGTAATGTTGCAGATACAACTACCCTTGCGGTAACGGTACAAAACTCATCATCTGATTCGACTACATTAGTATATAATAAGGCAACTGACATCACTCAACTAACTGGCACTAGTTCAGTATACTACTTACAAGAAGTTGAAGATGGTCAATATGAAATTTATTTTGGTGATGGGGTTGTTAGTAAGAAAGTTAATGATGGTAATATTGTTATATTAAAGTATGTGGTTACTAATGTTGCCGAAGCAAATGGCGCATTTGCATTTACAAATTCGGGAGCAATAAATACCGTTACTAATATTACTGTGACAACCGTTGAAGTAGCTACTGATGGAGCTGACTCAGAAAGTGTTCAGTCTATAAAATTATCTGCTCCGTTAGACTATGCTGCACAAGGTCGGTGCGTTACAACTAATGACTATAAAGTTTATGTTCAAAAATTATATCCCAACGCTACTGCCGTTCAAGTGTTCGGTGGAGAGAATGGTTCTTTTGATCCTAGTCTTGGAGTTGTTTCCACACCAGAATATGGTAAGGTGTTTATTTCTGTTAGGAATGCGCTTGGAACAAATTTAACTCAAGTTGATAAGTCCAACCTAGTTAATAGTTTAGCGAAATTTACTGTTGCTTCAATTTCTCCTGTTATTGTTGATCCAGATTTCACTTATATATTATTAACATGTAACTTTAAATATAACTCTACTATCACCACGAAATCTAAAGATACAATTGTAAGTGAGGTTGTTCAATCTATATCAAATTATAATACTACGGAACTTGTTAAGTTCGATGCAATACTAAGACATTCAAAATTATTGAGTATTGTTGATAATACAGACCCAGCAATTACCAGTAATTCAATTATTCCTAGACTTGCAAAATATGTTATTCCATTGCTTGGAGAGTCTAGGTCATATAATACATATTTTAATAATGCATTATACAATCCTCATTCTGGTCATAACAGTCTTGATGGTGGTATATTAACTTCTACAGGATTTCACATTACGGGTAATACAAATGAACTTTTCTTTGATGACGATGGACTTGGTAATCTTAGGATGTATTATTTAACAGGTTCAACTCGAAATTACGTTAATGAGACAGCTGGAACTGTTAACTATAATAGTGGTGCAATAGCTATTGGTAATATATCAATATCAACAATTTCTCTTGTAGATGGTTTGGCCTCTACTAGTATTCGTATCACTGTTCTCCCAAGATCAAATGATATTGTTGCACTAAGAAATCAAATACTTGAAATTGATACGATTAATACTAAAGTCACAGGTGGAGTTGACACAATTGCTGTAGGTGACGAAGGTGGTGCTGCTCAGTTTGAAGCTTCCTCATCAACAGTAAACGCAACAGGAATTGGTTACTAAAAATGCCTTTTGATAGTGAATTTAATACAAAGATATCTCCCCTTATAGATGGACAGGTTCCTGATTATATTCAATCTGACCATCCAATATTTGTTGAGTTTCTTAAACAATATTATAAGTTTCTTGAATCTGCTCAGATAACTATTGACGGTACTATAGACCAAGTTTTATTAGAAACATTATCAGACAATTATTTAGTTTTAGATGCTACTGACATATCTGGTTCAAATGGAGCAGATAGAATTGTTTTTGAAAGTGGTAGCGGAACCACTGGTAAATTTGATATTGGTGAAACTATTACGGGAGTGACAAGTAAGGCTACTGCCACAATATTAGTGGATGATGATGAACAGTTGTTTATTACTGCTAACCAAAAGTTTATTGAGGGTGAAACTATTACAGGGGGAACTAGTAATGCTACTACTACCCTTAAAAAATATCGTGCAAACCCTGTACAAAATATTCAACAGTTATTAGAATACGCAAATCCAGATAATACTGTTGACCATTTCCTTTCAGCTTTTAAAGACTCCTTTATGAACTCTATCCCTCTGTCTCTTGCAAGTGGAGTATCCAAGAGAAATCTTATAAAACACATTAGAGATTTGTATGCAGCTAAGGGAACTTCCGAAGGACATAAACTTTTCTTTAGAATATTTTTGGGTGAAGAAGCAACTATAAATTACCCAGCAAAATATATGATGAGGTTGAGTGACGGTAAATGGGCAAATCCTCTAGCAATTCGATGTACTTCTGATTCTCAAGGAGCAACTCCATCTGAGATGGCTGGCCAACAGGTGACTGGCGCATCTTCTGGAACAACTGCTCAGATTATTGCGGTATCACAGTTCAATCAAGGCTCGGATTCTATTGTAGAATTTACTCTTAGAAGAGATAGTGTTCTTGGTACTGGATTTTCCCCATCTGAAACTATTACAGGTTATTCTCCAACTAATGATTACTCTATGCAGTTTACTATTCAAGGTATTGTGTTGTCCATAACAACTGGTGATTTTGGTGGCATTCTGTATAATAATGGGGATACAATAACGTTAGACCCACAAATTGGTAATGGTGCTTCTACCGCAAATATTAGTCAAGTTTCAACGGGGTCAATTAGTGATGTTATTATTGATGATGTTGGAACTGGATTTAATATTGGAGATGCAATTAAATTTACAAATGATTCTGATGACACCTCTATTAATAGTGCAAGAGCTTTTGTTTCTGTTACTGGCGGTAGGTTATCAGTTGAATATGCAGCTGATGAAACGTCTGGTGTTCTTGTTATAGAGACAGGAACAAACGAATCATTAGTATCAAGTAATATATTATTAAATGGTACTGCTCTTGCAACTGTAACAGGTGAACCATATGTAGTATTTGGTACAGCTAGAACATATAGTGATACACAAACATATTACTATCCACTATACCTAACAGAAAAAAGAGCATCTACTAAAAACCTCCTTGATGGACAAGTTACTGCTTTCATTTTTGACCAAATTCCTGACACTATATTTTATATGCCATCGAATAATATTAATACTGCTAAATCAACTTATGATAATTCATTATATAATTTGTTTCACTCAAGTACAAAAACATTGGATAGTGGGTTTTCCTTACGACAAGAGTCCAACAACGTTGCCACTGGAATGGATGTCGCAACAAATAGTAATACTGAAGCTGAGTTGGGTGATTTACTTATATCTGAAATTGATGTATTAACAAGAGATTCTTATGGTACTGAAACA